ACCCCTACGCGCTGGCAACGTTCCAGACGCTGAACCAGGTGCTGATCGGGGACGACCGCAAGCAGCTCGGCGCGCAGTCCTTCCCGCTTGCCGCCGCTGCGGCGCCGTCGATCTCCCAGGTGGCCTCTGGCGGCACCATCACCAACGTTGAGGTGTACGTCGGAGTCGCCGCGCGAACCGGCTCGGGGTACTACTACGGCTCCGGGAACTCCCAGGGCAACAGCAACTCCACCACGTTCTCCGGCGGCTCGTCCAACTCCCTGACCGCTTCCGTGGCCGCGATCCGGGGCGCCGTCCTGTACGACTGGTTCCAGTCCAGCAACGGCACGACCTGGTACTACTACACGTCGACGACGACCAACACGGTCACGATGACCAAGATCATCACCCAGCCCCAGGCGCTGCCGAGCCTCCCGGACCTGTCCACGATGTGGCAGGGCGTCGCCGGCGTGCCGGCTTACAACTCGGCGGCCGACAACGGCTCCGGGAACTCCAAGGACTACGACGGGTTCCTGGCCAGCCTCAGCGGCGACTACACGCCCACCGGCCAGTGGGCGCAGCCCGGCACCCAGACCCCCAACCCGTCCGTGTGGAACAGCCTCAACGGCTCGCCTCTCACCCTCACCGGCGGGTCCGTCAACGAGATCGCCGAGTACATCTTCCTGGCCTTGTGGAACCAGGTGAAGTGCTCCCCGACGGCACTCATGATGAATGCCGCCCAGGCCCAGGAGATCGCGAACCTGATCCTGGGCACGAACAGCGCGACGACGTTCCTGAACACCGACTCGGCGGGCCGTATCAGCGTGACAGCCGGCGGCCGGGTCGGGGAGATCATCAACACCTCCGCCAACGTCACCGTCCCGATCGAGGTCCACGTCAGCCTGCCGCCCGGCACGATTATCGGCCGCACCGACCGGGTGCCGTTCCCGCAGGCCGAAATCGCCAACGTGATCGCCCAGCGGTGCCTCCGTGACACCGCGCAATTCGACTACGGGATTTCGAGGGTTGCGGGCGTCAAGGGCGGGGGTCCGCGCCGCGAGTTCGAGGTGAGGTCGATGAGTGCCTTCGTGAACCGTGCGCCGGTAGCCATGGCGACACTCGCGAATGTTGCCTAGGACCTAGACACTCACCGGAGGCCCGGGAGGCTAGTTCTCCCGGGCCTCCGCCATGCCCGAAGGAGTTACCGCTCATGCGCCTGTACTCGCTGATCGGCGCGATCGCCCACGAAGACCCGGAGTTCGGCCACTTCGAGGCCGACCCGGATGACGGCTCATTCCTGTTCCCCGACGACGTGTCGGACGTGCTGGTCACCACCGGCGTCAAGGGCCGCAAGCTGTGGGAGACGGAGGAAGACCGGGCCGGGCGGCTGCACGGCCTGGAACTGGCCCGCCGCCGTGACCCCGCGTCGATGCTGGAAGTCATGGAGACCAACGCGGCCCTGACCAGGCAGCTCACCGAGGTCATGACGCAGCTCGCCGCGATGCAGCTCGCCCAGGGCGGCGCTCCCGCCACTGCGGCGCCCCTGGAGGCCCAGGCGGGCGGCGGCAGCACCCCCGTCCCGGACGACGGCACGGGCGGCGAGAAGGCCGCGCCGAAGCGCAAGACGCCGGCCGCCAAGGCCAGCTAGCCCCGTTTCCCCTCTCCGCGCGGCCTGCCCGCGCTGACCTCATGGAGGTTCAATCATGCCCACGGCAATCGTCAGCGGCGGCAACAACGGCCCGCTTCAGGCGGAGTCCTCCGGCAACCCCGAGACGCTGAACGGCGTGCAGTCCCTCGGCGCCGGCAGCAACACTGCCCCGTCGGCCCCGGTCCTCACCCCGTCGTTCGCGTCCGGTACCGCAGCGCAGCTCTCCGACACGACCCGGGATTACATGGTGTACCTGGCCGTCACGACGTCGGGGACGGCGACCACGGTCGCGATCGGCCCCACGTCAACGCCGGCGAACACGATCCTGCCCAGTTCCTCAGTGACCGCGGGGCAGCTGATCAGCTTCCGTCTCCCGGCCGGCTGGTACGTCAAGTGGGCGGGGACGACCACGGCGATCGCCACTCAGACGGCGATCGGCTGCTGAGCAGGCGTGACGGACTCTCCGCAGTTCCTCGTCCTGCACTTCGACTGGCTGGACGGGACCTCTGCCTGCCAGGAGACGTATGGTCCGTGGGCGGTACAGGGCGACGAGTCGCACCTGGAGGACATCGCCGCCTTCATGAAGGCGTGGCCGCGAAGGGCGGGGATCAGGCCGCAGGCAGTGACCATGGCGCTGTGCGTCAGCCCGGATGCGTGGCTGGCGGGCGACGCGGTCACGGCGGCAGGCCTGGCGACGGCACCGGGAGGGGATTGCGGGCGCGGTCGCTGACCAGTGCTTCGATCTCCTCCTGCATCGCCTGGTAGGCGTCGATCGCCGCCTGCCACCGGTCGTACTGTTCCCGAGGGATGTCGAACACGCGCCGGGGGCTCTCGGATGATCCGGCGCGGTAGCCGCTGAACCCGGGACCGAGGTAGTAGTCGTCGTCCAGCACGACCCGCGCCATGCCGTCGGCCAGCGGGCCGGGAACGTAGCGCGGCTGCGGGGATACGGTGCCGGGCTTGCTCAGGGGCGTGAAGCGCGCGATGTCGCCGGGAGGTCCGGGCGGCTCAAGGTCATAGGCGACGATGCCGTTCTCGCTCACCGCGGGCACCGGCAGGCGTTCATGACGTGAACAGGCAGGCCGCCGCTGGTCCGGTAGCACGCGCCGGGCACCAGCGCGGCACCGGGTACGAGCAGCTCCGGGGCCTCGATCTGCATGCGCCCCATGATCCCTAGCCAGCAAGGATCGCATATGACCGCGAGTTCATCCGGGTCGCTGAGCTGGTCGGCCGGCAGCAGCGATTCGGCCTCGGCGAGCGCTTCCTCGTCACTCTGACCTTTGGTGAATGCGCCTCCGCAGCTGGCGCAGGTGTACGACTCTCCGGTGCCGCTCATGCGCTCCATCATCCCGTCTCGTTCTCGCTCATCCGGTCACCACCTCCAGTCCTGATCGGGGCATCCAGTGCCTCGCGGATCCGGTCCGCCACGAGGTCGTCCCGGCTGACGGTTACGGCTCCTGCTGCCTGCTCACGAAGGCGCATCACCTCTTGCACCCACTCCAGCAGCGGATGGGTTCCCAGGTGGGCCTGGCAGATCTCTTCAAGGGCAGCGAAGTGCTTCGCCAGGACGTCCGTGACTACCTCGTCAATGGTCGCCCCGAAGCCTTCTGGCAGTGGCCCGTCATGGTGCTGCCACGAGCACGTCGAGAGCGGGCAGTACGAGATGATCTTGGCCCCCGGCGGCCACTGATATTGCGCGAGTGATTCGCTCATCTGCTCATGCTAGGCGCGCGGGCGGCCGACTGGGAATCGAACCCGCGTACCCCTTGAGGCACGACGCCTGGGGCGCCGCTGCTGACACCGGCATAGCTGCCGGCCACCCGCGATCCGAAGAGTATGCCGGGAGGTCCGCGATGCCTTCCGGCACCCCGTACATCACCAGTTCGATCCTGCTCAACCAGCCAGCGGGATTGAGCTGGACGATCGTCCCGACTCTCACTGCGGACGCGGTCCAGCAGACAGCCCAGCTCGACTACGTGTGCCAGCAGGTCACGTCCCTGGTCGACGGGTACCTGCAGCAGCCTTTGCGGGCGACGATCGTCACCGAGCAGAACCAGGGTCCGGGGATGCCGAGGGTGTCCGTCGACCCGCACACCGGGATCGCGGGCCTCGTCACCCGTCAGTCGCCTGTCACCGCGATCAACGCCATCCAGGTGTCGGAGGCCCGCTGCTTCCCGCCCAACTGGACGCTCATACCCCCCAGCCAGGCACGCATCCGTACACTGGTCCTCCAGCCGGCGTCGGGCGTGCCGGTGTACGGGTGCTCCGGCGGCAACGCGATCGACATCGCACCCGGCTACATCGACCGCCGTCACGGGCGCGGCCACTGGCTCGTGGCGGACTCCTATACGTCAGGGTGGGCGCACACCAGCCTCACCGCTGCCGCCAACGCCGGAGAAAACACCCTGGAAGTTGATGACGTCACCGGCTGGGCCGGCTGGACCGGTTTTCTCCTCGACGCGCAGGCCACCGAGGTCAGCTCTGTCGTTGACGTGTCCGCTACCACGCCGGTGATGCTTCCGGGACTGGGCTGCACCGTCCAGGCCGGACCCGGGACCGTCACGCTCTCTTCGGGGCTGGAAAACAACCACGCTGCGGGGGCAGTCTTCACCGCGGTGCCGCTCGGCGCGCTGCAAGCCGCCGCGCTCACCGCGGCGGTGATAGCGCTGGAGACGATCGCGGCGATCGCCGTACAGTCCACCAGCGGGATGCTTCCCGGCGGCCTTGACGCCCTCGCTGCTGAATCGAAGTCGGAGCTCAACCCGTTCTGCAGGGTCATGTGATGGCGACCGCCAGGCCCTCATCGGGCGGCAGCGGCGGGATCGGGTCCGCGACCGCGCTGCGGTTCATGAACCACCGGATCACCATCCTGCGCGGCGAGGACGCCAGCGCGTACGGCGACATCAGCGACGTCGGCACACCCGTCTACGAGGACGTGCCCGCAGCAATCGCGGAAACATCGCAGACGGCGTTCGACCCGGCGACGCAGCGGCAGAGCATCATCCGGGCGATCAAATGCATCCTGCCGTCCTGGGCGGACGTGGAGACGACCGACACGATTTTTGACCCGTTCACCGGGTTCTACTACATGATCGAAAACCTTGAACAGGAGCCAGGTCTGGGCTATTACCCGCCGCGGCAGATCCTGACGTTGCGGATGAGGTCCGGTGTCACCGCAGCCGGGGAGTCGGGGCCATGAACAGACTCGCCGACGCGACCGCCCGGCTCACCGTGGCGCAGGCGGAAAACACGGCCGCCCAGGCGTTCGAGGACGCCGTGCATGAGTGCACGTTCTGCGAGCGCGGCGAGTGCGCGCGGTGCACCGACAGGCGCTGCACCTGCTGCTACGGGAACGAGGACTGATGCCGAAAGAGGTCTTCAAGACCCGCGACGAGGACGGCGCCGACTTCGACGTCACCTGGTCCGGCGGATACTGCCAGATCGGCGCGACTGCCTACCTGGGTGCCCGGAACTTCTGCGGCGGCGAGGACCGCCCGGCCAGCGAAATGATCGGCGTCAACGCCAAGCCGGATTTCTCGGCCGACGAGCTGGACCGGCTGATACTCACGCTCCAGCGGGCACGCCGCGAAGCGTTCGGGTCGAAGCTTCCGCTCGCGGTGACCATGGAAATCGTCGAGCGCGGGCGCAAGACCGACGGCACCACAGGCGGCAGCCTGATCGTCCCGACCGATGTCCGGATCAACGGCGTCTCGGTGCTCACCCAGGGTGGCATCAAGGTGCACGAGATGGACTTCCATCCGCTGAAGGAAATGGTGACGGTTACCGTCACGCTGCCTGTTCGGATGCTGACCGTGGGCGCGGAAGGCGACCTTCCGGCAGTCTCCTAAGTCCCTCGCGCGGGCTCGATCGCCGCGAGCCGCTGAGCCCGGAACTCGGCCCTGGCCAGCGCGTCGGGGTCGTTGATCTCGCCGCGATCATCCGGGTTGCCCCACAGTTTCTCCCGGCATGACCGGCAGATCGGCAGCCGCCGGGCGACCCCGGGCTGCGTCTCCGCGGTGAGGAACTCGTCCTCCGGACGCCACCGCCAGCACGTCTTGCACTCCCGTGTCATCACGTCCCGAACGTATCGCGAGGAGGCGGTTATGGCCCGTGTCGTGATCGACCCCGACTGGCAAGAGCAGGTCATGGGCGAATGGGCGGCGTTCGCCGACGACCGGCTCGGCGGCGACATCGCCGACGACGCCCGCCGCTACGCACCAGTCAGGACCGGCGCACTCAAAGCCTCCATTGAGCATCACCTTGAAGGCGACGACTTGATCGTGTCCGCGTCCGGCGGCGGCGAAGACAGCAACGGGAACCTGTACGTCCTCCGGCGCCCGGGACGGCTCAGCGACGCGGCTGCGGGGCTGACGCACCCGAACCCGGGCCGGAACGTCGGATCGCTGACCACCCGCGAAGTGCATCACGTGGAGCTGGAAGCCGACCAGCTGCCTCATGAAAGCGCCGGCGACGAAGGCGGCCGCACCTACGCCGCTTTCGTGGAGTTGGGCCATAGGGTATTTCACCCATCCACCGGTGCAACAGGTCCAGAAGTAGTAGCACCTCGCCCATTTCTGCGCCCGGCGCTATTCCAGGAACGCGGCGAGTAACCGGGGCGGCGCGGAGCGGTCGCGCTGCTTCTCGCGGACATACCGCTCAACCTCTTCGACGAGGGAGAACCCGCACAGGCGCGCGATCCTCGCGACCGGAAGCGCATCCTCGAACGTCCAGAATCCTGACCCGAAATCCATCGAGCCGGTTGCCAGGTCGTAGAGCGCCTGGACGCCTTCGGTCACGTCTGTCTGCGTGCCGTCATCGGCGATGTGGACGATGCGCCCGGTCACCGGGGAACCTTCGTCCGGCTCTCCGCGCTCGGAGAACGGCTTCCAGCGCCACACCGAACCGCAATCCGGGCACGTCCAGCCAGTCGCGGGAGCCGGAGGGTCCATCGCCGGCAGACGGCACAGATGGCGTGGTGCCTCAGTCGCATTCCATCCCGCGATGTCGCGCATGGGTCCAAAGGTAGCCGTGCCTCACCGTGAGCCGCACTACCTGAGACGGGGGGTGCGCTGTGCCTGACTGGCTAGCGGCCGTCATCGGCGCCGTCATGGGAGCCGGCGGCGTTCCCGCGCTGATCTGGGGTCTCGACCGGGCCGCTGACTGGCTTGCGAGGCGCACCTGATGACCACTCCCGCGACGATCCCGCTCGCCCCCGATGACGAGCTCGTGGCCGCTGCGTGGATCGCGTCTATCCCCGGTTTCACCGCGGCGATGACCGGCCCGACTCTCCCGCCGGACATCACGCCGGACGGGGAACCAGCCCCGTGGATCTCCACCGGTTACGTAACCGTCGCCGTCGCCGGCGGCAACCCTGATGACCTGCTGCCCGTGCACCGGCCGGTGATCGACGTGCAGTGCTGGGCGACCGTCCCCGGATCGAACCGGCCGCCGTGGCAGATGGCGAAAGCCCTCGCGAACGCGATCACCAAAGCCACCTGGGACCGCACCACGCTCAACCGGGTCGTGACCCCCGTCGTCAACGGCGTCACCTACCCAACGGCCTCAGTGCAGGGCGCGAAGGTCCTCACCGCATTCCGGCGCTTGTACTCCGACACCGCGGACTACGCGTGCGTTCAGGGCGACCTGTGGCTGTCGTGGATCTGCCAGTCCGACCAGATCACCTGACGAAAGGAACGGCTCATGCCGCCACGCTCTGAACCGCCGCCCGGCACCGTCCCGGTGCGGCTCACCATCCGCCCCGGCGAGACCGCCTACGTCCCCGAGGACGAGGTTCCGATCCTGCGCCAGCAGGGGCTGCTCGTCGAGGACGACCAGGCCCCCGCTGCGGGTGCCGAGATCAAGGCGCCTAAGGGTGCCGGTAAGGACGCCTGATGTCGACGGAGACCCTGACTCCCGCCCAGTTCGTGAAGAACGGCAGCGGCCTCAACATCACGCCTCTGCTCCAGGCCCCCACTGGCGTCACGCTGGAGTTTTCGAACACGGGCCATGAGGTCCTGTTCGTCGTGACGTCGGCCTCGGCGGTGACGGTGCAGCTGGACATCGGCGCGACTGTCCTCGGGCAGGCGGTCACGAACCCGGCGGCGGTCACCCTCACCGAAAGCGACATGTACGCGTTCGGGCCGTACGACTCGCCGGCGGACCAGCCCGGCACGAACACCGTCGAAGTCACCTTGTCGACCATCACCGGGGTGACTGTCGCCCTGCTCCAGATGGTCGGCGCTGCCTGACCTGCACCTGCTCCGACTGACCGGCCCGCCAGCGCGCGGGCTTTTTTCATGCCCGCGCAACCCCTGAAAGGCAGGGATCCCCTTGTCCGTCAACCCTCTTAACCTGGTGCTCGGCCCCGCCCGGCTGTACGTCGCCCCGTTCGGTTCGACTGAGCCGGCCGACTCGGCTGTCTCTCCCACTGGCTACCTGACGCCGCCTGGCGGCGCATGGGCGGATGTCGGCGGGACAGACGGCGGCATCACCTTCGAGGCGGACCCGACGTACACCGACCTGACGGTCGACCAGGTCATCATGAACGTCGGGGCCAGGTTGACCGAGGTGAAGATGTCGGTGGCCGCGAAGCTGTCGGAGATGACGTTCGCCAACTTTCAGACGGCGATCAACAACATCGGCGTCACCAACGTCCAGTCGACGTATCAGACGCTGGAGATCCCGGTCCTGTCGTCCGCGACACAGCCGTCCTACCTGGCGCTGATCGTCGACGGGTGGGCGCCGATGACCAGCACGGGCGCTCCGGCGCTCCGCAGGATCATCGTCCGCAAGGTCCTCTCCCAGGTCAAGGCGAGCCTCGCATTCGACAAGAAGACCCAGGACAATCTCGACTGCACCTTCGAAGCTTTTTTTGTCAGTTCGACCATCAATCCTGTGCATGTGATCGATGAACTTTCGTTATAAGTTAGTAAATGCAATGGTGTTATAGTCGACGCATGGCGCGTCCCAAGAACCCCGATTTCGAATACCTCCCCGACCGGCGCGGAATCCTCAAGGCGTACGTCTGGGTCACCTGTGAGACATGCGGCAACGCGGCACTCGTGCGAACAGACGGTTCGCGCCGCTTCTGCTCCAAGAGCTGCGCTGCCGCCAAGCAGCACGTTCAAGGCAAGAGCCGTCAGGCGTCGGGCGATGAGCACTACGCGTGGAAGGGCTCCGAGGCCAAGTACCAGGCTCTCCATAACAGGGTGATGCGGGCGCGAGGCCGGGCCGGTCATTGCGAGCGTCGCGCTGAGGTCGGATGCAAGAGCCTGGCATACGAATGGGCCCACATCCATGACACCGATCCCGGTGATCCATCGAACTACGTTTCGCTCTGCAAAACGTGCCACCAGCGGTACGACAAGCAGACTGGCGCCGACCATGCCCGCGCGAAGCTGACAGCGGAGAACGCTGCCGAAATCCGTCATCGTTACGCTGCCGGCGGTATCAGCCAGCAGGCTCTCGCGGATGAGTTCCTAGTCGGGCAGACCGTAATCAGCAGGATCGTTCTCGGCAACGCATATCAACCCTGAACGGTTCCCCTCCAGTACCCGGCATCACTGTGGTGCCGGGTTTTTTCATGCCCTTGAGAGGATGAAGTGGCAGCACAAGTGAAGGCAGGCCCGAAGGCTCGCCGTCCCCAACGGCCGCCCGTAGCGCCGCCAGAGCCTGAGCCTGAGCGTTCAGGGCCGCTGCATTTCGCCGCCCCGGACAAGGACGCTGAGCGGGTCGACGACGAGCGGGAAGCCCTGTTCTACGTCGGGAACGCCGAGTACACGATCCCCGTCGACCCAGGTCCCGGTATCGGGCTGGAAGCGCGCCACATCGTTGTCGCGGGCGGTCCGACGGGGGCCGCGCAGGCCGAGGACTTCGTGATGACGCGGATGCTCGGTGAGGACGGCTGGGCGGACATGCGGCGGTATGTCCTGGACAAGGTCATCGGCCGTGAGGATTTCGGCTACCTCATCAAGGTGGTCACTGAGAAGGCGATGGGGGCGCTGGAGGTCCCAAACTCCTGACGCGCCGGCTGGCGCAACTGGCGTGGATCGACGAGCACCTGGCTGACGTCGAGTCGGACATGTCCGTGTTCCACCGGGTCGATGACATCTGGTCGATGCCCGCCGCTAAGTTCTTCGCGTTTGCGTGGCGGCTGCCGCACTACCGGGGCGTGATGCGGGAACGGGTCCTGGCGGAGCAGCGCGACAGCAGTTCACGGCGCCCCCAGCAGCAACGACCCGCGACCCGCCAGGCATCTCCGGCACGGCAGGCTCCGCCGCCGGCGACACCCGCGGTGGTGCGGTCTGATCCGGTGCTGGGCGGCGTGTTCTCGTTCAGCTCATTCAGCTCCCCGAGCACAGATGACGCTCCCGGCGCAGACGACGCGCGGGCGGATCTCCGCGAGACGGCACAGCAGGAGTACCCGGAACTTCACTAAACGGGGGTGACACTCCGTGGCCAGTGGATTTCGGATTGCGACTGCGTATGTTGTCGTCTCCCCAGACACCGAGGATTTCGCGGAGCAGCTGGAAGCCGACGTCCAGGAGGCCACCGAAGGCGTCGAGGGCAAGGTCAAGATCGGCGCGGACAAGGCCGAACTGGACGCCGCACTCGATGAGGCCAAGGCCGACGTCGACGAGTTCGACGGCAAGACCGCCACAGCAAAACTCGGCGCCGACGACGACGAGTTCACCGCCAAGATGGATTCGGCCGAGGAGAAACTCGGCGACTTCGACGGGCGCACCGGCGAAGCTGAGCTCCTCCTGGCCGATGACGATTTCACGGCCAAGATGGACGAGGCCGATGACCGTCTCGACGACATGGACGGCAAGTCCGCCCATCCGCGGCTGGACCTGGATGACGACGATTTCCAGGAGAAGCTGCAGCGCGATAAGCAGCAGCTGAACGAGGCGAACAGCGAGTCCGGTGAGGGCTCGATGCTCGGCGGCATCGCCATCGGCCTCGGGTCGATCATGCCCGGCATCGGGGGTGCCACAGCGGGGCTCGGTCTGCTCGCCGGTACCGGGGCACTCGCGTTCTCCGGCGTCGCGAAAGCCCTCGAAGCTGCCCACGAGTCATCCGAGAACGTCGGGATGACCAACGCCCAGATGGCATCCCAGGACTACTCCAACAGCGTCCAGATCCAGCAGTCCCAGGAGTCGGTCACCCAGGCCCGCGAGCAGGCCGCGCAGGACGCCATCAGCTCAGCGCAGTCCATCGAGCAGGCCGACATGAACCTCGCGTCGACCGAGCGGAACGCCGCGGCCAGCCAGATCGAGGCGATCCAGTCCGTCGGGCAGGCCCAGCAGCAAGTCCAGCAGTCCACCTACAACCTGTCCGAGGCGCAGTACAACCTCGGCCAGGCCTATGTGTCGGCCCGTCAGGCGATCGTCCAGGAAAACGACGCGCTGGCCGACGCGAAACTCAACGTCGCGTCCGCGTCCCTGGCTGTGCAGCAAGCCGAGTACAACCAGCTCCTGGTCGACCAGAACGCCTACTCCACGGACCTGGACCGGGAACAGGCCGCACTGGCGGTCAGCCAGGCGAAACAGCAGGTCACCGACGCGACCGCGAACGAGACCGATGCGCAGACCGCAGCGAACCTCGCCAACTCCCAGGGCGTCAACGGCAGCCAGGCGGTCATCCAGGCCAAGCAGGCGCTACTCGCCGCCCAGGACTCCCTTACCGACGCCCTCCAGTCCTACACCGACGCGCAGCGGAATCTCACCGACACCGAGCTCAACGGCGCGCAGCAGGTCAAGGAAGCGCAGCTTCAGGTCGCGTCCGCGCAGGAACAGGCCGCCTACCAGGCGAAGATGGACGCCCAGTCCGTCGCTGAGGCCGAGCTGAACCTGACGGAGACGATCAGGGAACAGAAACTTGAGTGGGCGTCGATGCTGTCGACGTCCAACAGTTCCGCGAACGAGTTCGCCAAGTACATGGCCGCGCTGTCCCCGGCGGGCCGTAATTTCGTGAACGAAGTGCTGTCCATGCGCGGCGCGTTCAAGGACCTGGAGACCGCGGCGCAGAACGCGGTGCTGCCCGGGTTCACCGTGTTCCTCACCGGCATCTCGGATCTGCTGCCGTCCGTGCAGAGCGGCATCTCCCAGATGGGGTCGGCCATCTCGCAGGCGTTCGCTGGGTTCGGCCAGGAAATGCAGGCCCCCGGCGCGCAGAAGGTCCTGCAAGGCCTGATCTCTAACGGGATCCAGTTCGCGAACATCGTGCTCCCGGCGTTCGCCACGTTCATCGGTGACCTGTTCAAGCTCGGGTCCGCACCAGGGGCGGTGTCCGGGCTCGCCGGGCTTTTCGCCGGGATCGGCCGCGGGCTCGCCGGCATGGTCACCTCCCTGAAGCCGTGGATCCCGTCCCTGAACTCGTTCCTGAAGGCGGCCGGGAACGTGATCGCGGCGATCGGCCCTCCGCTGGCCAACATCATCGGGCTCGTAGCGGGTGCTCTCCGGCCGCTGACTAGCTACCTGGACAAGCACCCTAACGGGACGGTCGTCAAGATCCTCGGCGACGTGGCCGCCGGGCTGATCACCATCAAGGGCCTGCAGAAGATCCTGCCGGATTTCATCACCGGGCCGCTGGGGAAGCTGGGCGCCAAGAGCGCCGAGAAGCTAGCGGGCCCGTTCAAGGACATCGGCGGCAAGATCGCAGGCTACATCGGCAATGCCATGTCAAGTGCGGCAGGGTCGGTCGCCACGTTCGTGTCCGGGTTCGTCTCCAAGCTCGGCGAGGCAGCCATAGCGACCGGGACGTGGATCGCCGAGCACACGGTGGCCACGGCGGCGTTCATCACCGAGAACGTGGCACAGGCCGCGTCGGCGACGGCCGCGTTCATCGCGGAGAACGCGGCGACCCTCGGGATCGCCGGTGCTATCACCGCGCTGGTCGGAGTCGCGATCTACCTGGGCACCCACTGGAAGCAGGTCTGGGGTGACGTCCAGAAGATCGGCGAAGACGCCTGGAACTTCATTTACAACGGGTTCGGGAAATACCTCCTGCCGCTCCTGGGGCCAGTGGGGCTGATCGCGCTCGGCGCGATCGAGCTGTACCAGCACTGGCAGACGATCTGGGGCGCCATCCAGGATGTAGGACAGGATTTCTATAACTGGATCTGGTCCGATTTCGGAGCGAAAATAGAGACGTTTTTCACGTCTACCATTCCTGGCTGGTGGGACACGTTCTGGTCCGACACCCGCTCAGTGTTCAACTCGGGCGTTTCGGATCTCGGCCGGATCTGGTCGACGCTGGAGAACGTCTTCAAGAGCCCGGTGAACTTCCTGATCAACACCGTCTACGACGACGGGATCCTGAAGCTCTGGAACTCTGTCGTCGACCACATCGGCCTCGGCAGCATCGCGCTGAAGCCGATTGGCGGCCTCGCCCATGGTGGTGTGGTTCCCGGCTACAACCCGGGCCACGACACGGAGCCTGCGATGCTCTCGAAGGGCGAGGCGGTCCTCACCCCGGACGCGACGAAGGCGATCGGCGGCTCGTCCACGGTCAACGCGCTGAACAAGGCGTACCCGCCGTCCGGCGGCGGTCACAGCCTCATCGGGAAGGAAGCAGGCAAGCAGCTCCGCAAGCACCTGGTCGAACGCCCCGCGGAGCACGCGGCGACGCTGGGGACGTTCTCCGGCGGCGGGATCGCCGGCGACATCGGGAGTGCTGTAGGGGACGTCGGGTCGGCGATCGGCTCCGTGGTGTCCGGCGCGGCCGACGCGGGGAAGCTCGTGGCGGCGCTGGCGACGGGGAACACGACGGCGATGGTGAACGCCCTCGGGAAGTTCGTGTCGACCGATGCGGCGGGTGACCTGGCGAAGGTCATGCTGGGCGTCCCGAAGACCCTCGCCGGTGACATGGTGAAGTCCCTCGTCGGCCTGTTCGCCGGCAGCGGCGGGTCAGTGCCGTCCGGCGGGTCGAACGCGATGGGGAGCCTGCCGCAGAACTGGCATGCCATCGCCTCGTACCTCTTCGGTCACGGGGCGACGAAGTATGCCGCAGCCGGCATCGCGGGGAACATCACGGCCGAATCCGGCGGTGACCCGGAGATCCTCGAGGTCGGCGGCGGAGGCGGAGGCGGCCTCATCCAGTGGACGCCGTGGCAGGCGTACGGGCCGCTGATCACCGGAAACGCGAGTCAGGACCTGATGACGCAGCTCGCCGAGATCCTCAGCTTCGGCGGCGGCCTCGGTGTCGTGAACAAGGCAACGTCCCCGTCGAACGCGGCCCTGATCTACCAGGACGACTATGAGCGCCCCGCATCGGACACCGCGTCACTCGCGACCCGGATGTCCAGCGCGAACGCGGTGGCCCACGCGATGGGCTGGGGATCGTATGACTCCGGCGGTGAGCTGCCACCCGGGCCGACGCTGATGGTCAACGGCACCGGGCAGCCAGAGAGGGTGCTGGACCCGCAGCAGTCGCAGGCGTTCGAGATGCTCGTGAACCACCTGACCTCAGGCGCGTCCGGCGGCTCGTCAGGCCCGGCGGTCATCCAGAACTATTACGGACCGCAGATGCCAGGTCAGGAGCAGACGGCGGAGATGAACCGCCAGCTTGCCCTTGCACTCGGCGGCGGCACGTAAGCGCGGGGGTGACCTGTGACTGAGACGCTCGGAACAGCCGGCTACCCCGTGACCCTCCTCATGAATTTCTGGGTCGGCGGGGCACTGACTGACCCGTCCGCGGTGCAGCTGGACATCACCTACGGCGCGGAACTGGGTTTCGCCCCGGACGTCGCGGGGCCGTTCACCTATTCGGGTGCGAGCAGCCCGGCCTACGGGCAGGTGTACCGGCTGGGAGCGGGCCTCTACGCGTTCACCTGGCAGATCCCGCAGTCTTCCCCCGCCGGGTCGTATGTCGCGAACTGGACCTGCACCTACGAGGGGTCGGAGTGGCTCGGCCCCGAGAACTTCTGGGTCAGCGGCGGGTATTCACCTGCTGTCCCCGCGGGGGATATCGGGTACTGGACCGGCGGGATCATCTATGGCGGCCTGGATATCGAGTTCGGGCAGGTCGACGCGAACGGCATCGCGTGGCTGTGGCAGAAGCTCACCGGCTGGGACGGTCCCGCGGTGCAGGGCGCCGGGGTCATCCCCAAATCCGGCGACCACGGGGCGTGGGCCAGTCCCCAGTATTACGCGGCCAGGACGCTTACCTGGACTGTCACAGCGTCGGCGCCGACGCAGGCACTGAGAGACGTGGCGCGGGCGCTGCTCCAGCAAGCTGTTCCGGTGAGCGACCTGGCGACGCTCCGGTATGACGAGCCGATCCCGAAGGTCGCCTACGTGCGGCGCTCAGGGCAGGTCACGGAGGCGTATCCGACGCTCGCGGACGTCACGTTCACTGTCGGCCTGGTCGCCCCGGACATGCGCAAATACGCTGCGGGCGGCAAGACCATCACGATCACCCCGATGCCGTCCGGCGGCGGCGGGGACATGGTGGTGCCGTTCACGGTCCCGTTCTCGCTCGCGGCCGCGCCGGCGCCGGGAAGCGCGATCGCGCAGAACCTCGGGAACTTCGAGTCACCTCCGGTGGCGGTCCTCTCAGGCCCTGTCGCCGGTCCGTCCCTGTCGAACCTGACCACGGGCGAAACCGTGTCGTGGCCGACGCTCACCCTCGATGCCGGGGATGTCGCGGTGATCGACTTCTCGACACGGCAGACCTGGGTCAACCCGTCGGTCATCTCAACCACACCGGGGATGCCGTCTGGTACCGGGACGTACTGGTCCGCTGCTGTCGGCTCCGCCTGGTGGCAGCTCGCACCGGGGAACAACGCCATCCAGCTCGGCGGCGAAACCGGATCCGGGTGCAGCGCGATGCTCTACTTTGCCGATGCGTGGAGCTTAGGTCTCCGGCGTCCCGGTAGCCCGGATGCGCACCGGCTCCAGCGCGCGGTCTGGGTCGTGGAGGGCGATGTGGGCTGCCTGCCCGGGTGACGGCGACGCAGCGTATGCGGCGGTGCCGCGGTTGAAGGTGACGACATCGCCGTTGCTCGTCCCGATGAGTCCGGGCTGCCGGACCGGGTCGGCTTCCTGCCAGCAGTAATCACCCGCGCAGCCGTCACCAGCTGCCTGAGCGGCCGCTTCGTCCTCTGCCAGGCGCGCCCTGATGAACGCGATCAGCGCCTCTTCCATCCCGCCAGCTTAGAAGGGGACATCCCTTTGGCCACCTCTCTCGCCATGTCACTCCCGTGGGCGCTCACGGGCTGCACCTATGACGCCGATGCGGGTAATGACTTGCGCAACAGCACTGTCACCGCGATGTTCTATGACGAGGGCATCGTCACCGGGTCGGTGATCGGGGTCCTCGGCGGGGTGATCGGCGGCGCGGGGCTTGAGGTGTCGGCCGCTGGCGGGATGACGGTGCACGTGCAGCCCGGCTCGATCGCGGTTGCCAACACCGCCTCGCCCGTCTCCGGCGGCTACACGGCGACACTCGCCCAGCAGGGCACCCTCACCGTCCAGACCGCCGACCCGTCCAACCCCCGCATCGACATCGTGTACGCCGGCGTCAACGACCTGGGCACGTCGTCGTCCAGCGGCGCGGTGCAGTACCTGGCCGGGACCGCCGCTTCATCCCCGGTCGCCCCGTCGGCCCCGGCGAACTCGATAATCCTCGCGCAGATCAGTGTTCCGGCGTCCACCACAACGATCACGACCGGGCTGATCACTGATGTGCGCCCGTTCACGACCACCACGGGCGGCATCCTGGTAGCCGCTCCGGGCACGGTGACCGGCTACGAGGGCATGGGCGCCTTCGACGTGGGCAACGGCCGGTTCTACCACAACAGCAACGAGACCGGTGACACGCAGTTCAAGGTCCTTCCGTGGCCGCCCCAGTATTCGACGCTGGCCGCCGACACCAACCTCGCGTCCTCCAGCGCCGGCACCCTGCTCAGTAGCGGAATCGTGTGCGACGGCTACACCGACATCAAGATAACCACCCACATCGTCGGCATCTACCAGTCGTCCCCGTCGACAGCGCAGGCGATTTTCTCAACCTGGATCGACGGCACGCAACTCGACGAAATCGACCTGATGACCAGCTCAGGCGACAACGCGGGCATCAGCCACCTGGGTTACACGAACACGTACAGCACCGGTTCCGCGTCCGGGGACACGCCGTCAGCCGGGTCGCACACCGTCTACTGGAAGGCTCAGGGGGTAGGCGGCGGTCACACGATCACGATCCGCGCCAGCGCCACCCGCAACGCCTACCTGCGTGTCGAACCGGTTGTCCTGTAGATGGCCGTCTGGACGTACTGCTCAACAGACCTCCTGACCGGCGCGGTCCTGTGTGATGACCTGCCGCTGAATGTCCAGTCGATGTCGGCGAACCTCAACGGCTCAGGGACCCTCACCGCGTCGCTGAACCTCGACGAGGTGTATGCGGTCAACGCCCCGTTCGTCGCGGCGCTCCTGCCGCGCCGCAGCGTGCTGTGGGCGCTCGCGGACGGCTTCCCGGTGTGGGCCGGGATCGTGTGGGACTGGCCGGACATGACCCGGGCGCAGGGCACCCTGTCGATCTCCGCGCAGACCATGGATTCCTTGTGGTCGCACCGGCTGATCACCGACACCCTCGAATACGGCGAAGTCGATCTCTTCACCGCGTTCCTGGATTTGATCACCTACGGGACGAACAAGCAGTCCTCCTATATCGAAACTGGTGTCAGCCCCGAGGAAACCCGAGACCCTGCCTACCTGGCGATGTTCGCCACCCAGGGCAGAGCCGCCCGGCTCACCCTCCCCACCGGTCTCACCTCCGGTGTGTCCTGGACCGCGTCCTACACCTATTCGGACCTGACCCAGGTGTCCTCGGCCTGGTCCGACATGGCTGCCAGCGGGAACCTCGAGTACGCGTTCACTCCCGGTTTCGACTCCGCCGGGCAGCTGACCGTATTCGTGAAACTCGGCTACACGGCGCTCGGCCGGGCACAGGCCGACTCCGGGATTTCACTCAGCTACCCCGGGAACCTGCTGGACTACGGGTGGACGGTAACCGGCAGCCAGTCCAGCAACATGGTGTTCGGCACCGCACCCCCCAACGGGTCAGAGCTGACCTGGGAATCCTTCTACCCGAACGGCGCCGACCTGACCGACCTGGCGTCGTTCCCGGTCCTCGAATCCACCGTGTCGTGGGAAGGCTCGTACGTCACATCCCAGGCGCAAGTCAACTCATTCGCCCAGGGCCAGGTGGCGATGCTGACCGCGGGCATGACAACCCCGGTCGTCAACGTCGGCGGCGGGAGCTACCCGAAGCTTGCCGATCTTCAGCTCGGCGACAGCGTGCTGCTCGCGCTCACCTCCCCGCTGCATCCCCCGGCCGCGAACGGTTCGCCGGGATATCAGGGCGAGCAGCGGATCACCGGCTGGACTTGCTATCCCCCGGGCCCGCAGCAATCCGAGTACTACCAATTGAACCTCAGCGGGGTGGTGGCGTCGTGACGACCTACCCGCGTCCGCTGCTCCAGCGGTTCCAGGCCACGCTGCAGAAACTCCAGCAGGACGTCGCCAAGCTCAAGACCCGCACCGCCGGGATCGACTCGGGGTTCCCGCTGATGGTCCTCCCTGGAGTGATCTCCGGCTCGTACACCAGCGGCAACCCTCAGGTGTACATCAACGGGTCACCGACCCTCAGCGGGCCGTTCCCGTACCTCGCGTCCTACACGCCGGCAGCGAATGACACGGTCATCCTTGCACCGGTCGGGGCGCTGCAAAGTTACATTGTGATAGGCAAGTACGAGTGACCGGCGCTTGGCTGGCGCAGGCCCCGGCCTTCAGGCCGGGGATAGCCAGTGCCCTAACCCGCGTGGTGTTCGGCCAGGAGATCGGCGTGACGCGGGCAGACCCCGACGCGGACCGCCCCGCCATGGACCGGGACGAAGAAGTACAGCGGGCCTGGTCCCTGGTCTTCAGGGCAGCCGAGCACGACGCCCGGGTCGTTTATCCCGAGTTCGGCGATCTGCTCATCGGTGGGCGTCTCGTAGTACTGGCACAGGGGTTGAATCACGGCTTCAGTTCCTCCGGGTAATCCGGGTGGCCGCTCCAAGCTGCACCGAGTTCCGCGAGGAGCTGCCGGGCCAGGAGCGCACGCGGCGAGACGAGGGCATTGGGGGTACTCGTCCATCTCGTTGGCCCACCTCGTGCAGCGCCGCACGATCGCCCGGGTCGTACACGACGCTCGCCGACGCCGGCGCGGGAAGCTCATGCCCGTCAGCACACCAGGGTTGGTCATCGTCACCTGCCGCCACGGTGGTGTAGAGCATCTGACCCTGGTCGTCGAGGTAAGTGAGCCATGCGACCTTCGCCGGGCCGGAAAAGTGAGCCGGGGCCTCTTTCTCAGCTAGCCGGGCCTCGAAGAACGCGATCACTGCCGCCATGTCCATCCCGTCAGCTTAGAAGGACAGGTGAGCGGTCATCGCAGCGAACGTGTACGGCATCGCCGATGCTGAACTGGCGATCTCGCCGGTCGCCGTCCAGACCTCCGCCTGCACGGCCACGGCTGGCAACCTGATCCCGGCCAGCATCAGCGGCGGCGGCTTCACGATCACATTGCCAGACGCGCCGGCCGACCAGACCCGCGTCGCCGTGAAAATCATCGCCACCAACGCCGCGGCGACGAACGTCCTGACGGTCACCTGCCAGGGAACGGACCGGTTCAACGAGTCCGGCGGCAGCGTCACCATGTCGCTGTCGATGCTGAACCAGGGCCAGATCTACCAGTACAGCCTGACGTACGGCATCTGGTACATCACCGATGACAGCCTGCCGCTGAGCGGTCTCAAGGCCCTGTTCAAGTACATTTTCCCCTCCGGTGACTCGACCGGAGCGAAGGACACGGCGGCGATCAATGCGGGGCTGGCCAGCGGCGGCTCAGTCCAGCTGATGCCCGCACCCTTGAGCGCCCCCTACTACATCAACGCGCCGATCACGCCCACATCCCAGTCGTGCCTGCGGGGCGCTCAGTGGTGGTCCGGGAGCACCAACGACAACTACTCGGCGGGGTCGGGCACTAGCGGCGGTACCACGATCGTCATGGTCGCCGGGTTCACCGGCTCGGCCGCGATCCTCATGCAGAACACGACCGGCACCCAGTACTACGGGGTGGACATCTCCGGCATCACGATCGAGGGCTACGAGCTGTCGTCCGGCACCATCTACGGCCTTCTCGTGGATGGCGCGTGGGGCGCATGCTTCCTTCGCGGCGTGTGCATCCACCGGCCCCCGGCCGACTGCGCCCGGTTCGTGACAGACACGACGAGCGGGAAGATCCCCGATGACTGGGTGATCAGCCAGTGCAAGTTCTCAGCGAGCCGCGCCGGCTACGGGGTGTACGCCGCCGAACTGGCCGACTCCTGGTTTACCGACTGCGAGTCGTCGGAAAATGACCTCGATGGTTGGTACATCAACTACGGTGTGCAATCGCGCTGGATTAACTGCAAGGGCGAGAACAACGGAGGCTCAGGCTTCCACCTGACGGGCCTCGGTTCTTACCAGACTCAGTACTTCACCGGCTGCTCGACGCACATCAACCAGCATCACGGGTTTTACTTTGACAACTCAGGCCCCGCCGGGGGCGGCTCGGGTGCGCTCTACGTCCTGACCGGGTGCGTCGCCCAGCAGGACGGCCAGGCGTCCACCAGCGGAGGCTACGCGGGGTTCGCCGCCAGCGCCTGCACCGCGCAGGTCATCGGGACCGGCTGCGTCGCGCAGGAAGACTCCACTACGGACTACCCGCAGTACGGGGCGTCCCAGGTGAGCAGCTCAGCGGGGATGTGCTTCACCGGCAGCTGGCTGAAGACCGCCGCCGGGGTCACCCACGATGACGCCAGCAACACCACCGTCCTGGCCAACCAGTTCCCGGCAGGCGGGGCCGGCGCGATCGTCCCCCTCAGCCAGGGCGGCACCGGGCAGGCGAGCGCCGCCGCAGCATTCAACGCCCTGTCCCCGATGACGACCACCGGGGACATGATGTACGACTCTTCCGGGGGGACCGCCGCCCGGCTGCCGGCCGGCTCACCCGGGCAGTACCTCGGGATCTCCGGTGGTGTCCCCGCCTGGACGAGCGCGCCAGGGGCTGGCGGGACGCTCACCGGCTACCTCGCGCCCGCCGTCTCGGCCCTCACGTACGGCACGTCGGTCGCGGTCAACGCGGCGCTCGGTAACGTCTTCACGCTGACGCTGACCGCGTCGACGGCCACGATCGCCGCACCGAGCAACCCGGTTGCCGGCCAGGTGATCGAGTTCGACTTGACACAGGGCACCGGAGGCTCGTTCACCGTGGCGTGGGCGTCCGGTTCCGGCGGCTTCGACTTCGGCGCGGCCGGCGCGCCCACACTAAGCACCACGGCGGCCGACGTCGACGCCGTGAGCTTCCGGTACAGCAGCGCCAAGGGCAAGTGGCTGTGCCTCGGCTACGCCCTGGGGTTCTAGATGTCCCGCACTGTCACCGCGACCGCGTCCGGATCGGGCAGCGCGAACGGCATCCTGCTGCGGGTGGCCGTCCTCGACAACGCTGCCACGGTGCAGACCGGGGCGGCGACGGCGAACAGCGACGCCTTCACGGTGCCCGATAAAGCAATCACCCCCACCGCCACCGGCTCCTGGATTTACGGCGCACTCGTCCAGGGCGCGAGCAGCACCACGTTCACCGCCGTCTCCGGGACCACGTTCAGCGCCAATATTGCCGATACGACCCACGGCGCCGCCTACGGGACGTTCCGGACCACGGGCACCACCACGTCCGGCACGCCCGTGACCGTGGGTGCGAGCGCCCCGACGGTCCCGAGCGGTGAAGGCAACATCGCGCTCCTGGAGATCCTCGCTGCGGGCACCCTAGCGGAGGACGCGACCACCCCCGCGGCGGTATCCACGACGGCGGCCAAAACGATCACCACCGCGTCGTTCACCCCGCCGGCCGGGACACTGCTGGTCGCGCAGGTCGCGGCGGACTACAGCGGCAGCAGCACCGTCACCATGGCCGTGACCGACACCGGGGGCCTGAGCTGGGCCAAGGCCGTCGCTGACCCGATCGGGCTGACGAGCGTGTGGATCGCGCAGGTCCCGGGCGCCCCGGCTGGACATTCCTTCGGGGCGATGGCCGGAGGCTTCCCCTGAACCCCGGGAGAGGAGGCCGCATGCGCAACCCGTTCCGGCCGCTCACCCGCACCGCCGCAGGCCTCGGCGATGCCCGGGCCAGCATCCTCGTCATCACCATCGCCTACGCCGTGTTCGCCTGCTCGCTGACCTGCCAGCCGGCCCGCTGGTCCGCCACCCCCGCCTACAAGGACCTGCTGCTCATCATGCCGGCCCGGCCGTGGGGAGCGTGCTTCGCCGCCGTCACCATCCTGCTCGCCGGTACGCTCGCCGCCCCTGCGCGGCGCTGGCTGTCAGTGCTCGCCCTGTCGGCCGCGCTGGCCATCACCCTCACCTGGTGCGCAGCGTTCCTGGTCCGGTGGGCTACCAGCGATAACACGACACCCGAGACATGGGTGAGCTGGGCTGTTTTCGCCTACATCCTGCTCCGCGCCCTCATCGCCGGGGAGGTCAGGGTCCCCTCCCGCCGGAACCGCGGGACCGGTCATGGCTGACCCCACTGTCATCACCGCGGTCGTCGGGACGATCGCCGCAGTGATCGGAGCATCGACCCCGATCATCATCGAACGGCGGCACGACAGGGCCACCGAGCATGACCGCGAGACCGACGCGGCCGAGGAGACTGAGGCCACCCGGGTCGCGTCCTGGGCGGGGCTCAACGAGGCGCTGGGCCGCGAGATCGAGCGCCTCCAGCAGGATGTCGCCCGGATCCGCTCCGACTACGAAGCAGCACTGGCCCGCCAGCGCGACGAGTACGAAGCGAAACTCGCCGCATCGACGTCCAGGATCACCGAGCTGGAAACCGACGTCGCCTCCCTGCGCCGCCTTCTCGGCCAGCCGCCCAAGCCATGAATGGCCTCCTGATCCTGATGCTGCTCGTGTCCTGGACATCGCTGCTGCTGCAAGGCGCTGCCCTGATCCACCTGGTACGGCAACGGGCCTCCTATGCGGCGGAGCAGCTCGCCGGGAACGGCTACGTGAGGACCGCCGCCTGCAGGGTCGCCGCGGCCTGCATCTACGTCACCGTCGCCCTCCTGGACGCCTGCCACGTCCAGGTCCCCGGGTCGGGCGGCGTGACCGCCGAGGCCCTCGTGGTCCTGTCCGCTGTCCAGTTCATCTGGCTTGTCAACTCCGCGCTGGACATCAAGGTCAGGCGCCAGCTCAGGAAGGAGGCCGGCGATGAGTGAGCACCAGGAACGCGAAGACCACGGCTGGGAGATCGAGATCCCCGACCATCCTGGCCGCACGGAGTCGCGGGACTTCCGCCGGGCGAAGGCGACGATGCACAAGATCCTCGCCGCGGTGACACAGCAGGCGACCGGTCCGGGCGCGCTGATTGCGGCGATCTCCGCGTGACCGCGCCGGTGCAGGCCCATCACGCCGGAAGCCTGTGGGTGTTCGACGGCGACGGGTGGTTCCTCCTTTTGAATGTCTGCGGGGTTGAATGGTCCGCCCAGTGGTCGGCCGACCCGGCGAAGGTCGACGCTCTGCGGCAGAACGCCCAGCGTCTCTACGCGCGGTTCCCTGAGACCGTCGCCGAGCTGGAACGCCTCGGATACACCGAATGCGGGGCGATCCTGGACACGCCGATCACCGACCATGCGGGTGTCGCACGCTGGACGGACAGCTTGTTCAACTCGTGCGTACCGCTATCACCAGGGATGCACCAGGGCATCGTGTCCGACCATCAGGACACCGGTGGCTGGCATCACTACCCCAAGAGCGTCTGGGACATCCAGCTCACGAAACGAGACGACTTCCAGTTGTGGGTCACCGACGGGGAAGGGCACCCGGCCGCGGTCGCCCCCGCTGCTCCTCCCGGCTCCGGGGACAGCCGCGTACGAGTCCTGTGGGCCACGCCCGGGTCGGCTCTCCACGCCGAGCACCAGGCCGCCGAGGCTGCGGGCATCCCCCACATTCTCGACGCGAGTCACCCGCTGGCCACGCAGGCATTCGCACGGCAGGGACCGGCACCGCATGAAGCCGTGAAGTGAGCGCCCTCAGCCAAGCGCGCCGCGTCCCCACGCTCGACGACCTCGAGCGCGCAGGCGACTACACCGGCCCGCACCCGATCGAGCGCGGCGACAAGACCGAGCGCGTCGTCTGGTTCCTGCTGCCAACGCACAAGGGCGCGGACATGTTCGACCGGCCCGACGAGCATTCCGGCCTCCATGGCGTGTACGAGCCGCCGTGGACGTTCCGCGAGTGCCCGGACGGTTCGCTGGAGATCCGCGCCTCGATCGGATGCGGTCCGCAGCCGTACTACTGGCACGGCTACCTCGATGAGGGGAACACCTGGAGGCAGGTCTGATGAGCGGGATACGGGAAGTCACCCAGACCATCCTCTTCGCCCCCGAGCTCAACGCCCGCGGCGTGTACGGCAACTGCCTCCAGGCGGCGATCGCAGTCCAGCCTGGACACCGCTGTCGCCACTGTCGGCACGCTGGCCGCCTCGGTGAACCCGCCGGCGCCAGCCCCGACGTCCTCGACGACAACCACGACCACCACCGAGGGGACGGTCTAGCGGAACCACGTCCCTCGCCCGTCCCAGTGCCACGGGCTCAGTTTGGTGGGATCAGCCGGCAAACTCCCTCAGTCCGGTGACGGGCCTCTCCTGAGGAACATGTCGAACCACTCCAGTGCGTTACGCCATTTATCGTTCTGGCCGAACCGCCGCGTATAACCCCGGTACTGGTAGTAGCGGTTGCCGTGCCAGTCCACGAACCGGATGACCGGCCGACATGGCGGTTCTACGGAGGCGTTCTCCTCGAAGACGTAATAGGTGAGGCCATCTTTCACGTAAGGATCTTCGTGAGCATCCAGGTGTATTCCCTGGTATCT